TTAGAAATAATCGTAAACCACAAAGAAAATATAATGAAGAAAGACAACTACAAGGACTAAAAGTTGAAGTTCGTAATAATGATATTACTAAAGCATTAAGAGTTCTTAAAAAGCGTATGCAAAATGAGGGTATTTTTAATGAATTGAGAGAACGAACTTTCTTTAGAAAAAAGAGTGAAAAACGCAGACTTGCAAAATCAGCAGGTAGAAGAAGGTGGTTAAAAAAAGTAGAAAAAATGAAAGCGATAAGAGGTTATTAATGGCGCCATATAAAAGAAAAAAGTTTGGGCCTGCTAAGAAAAAACGCAAACCCATGACTCCAGAACAAAGGTTTGCAGCTGCAGAAAGACTTGCAAAAGCGAGAGAAGCAAAAGGGCCTGCAAAACATAAAAACATTGCAAAGAATGTTCTTGAATTACCAGATGACCATTTTCTATCTTTAAAAAAAGTTAGACAATGGATAAAAACACAAAAAGGAATTGTGAGTAGTGAAAGAAGAAATGCACATAGAAATGTAAAAGGTGCATATGCAAGACAATGTGCCGCTGAAGGGTATATAAGATTTATGAATCATTATATCCAGCATGGAGATTGGCCTGGCGATTATTATGGAGAATATGAAGATAAGAGGATAAAATGGAAGACGATAACATAAAAGGAAAAGTAATTAAAGGGCCTTGGAAAGATATAAAAAAATCTAATAGGAAAGTTGTTATTCCTAAAAATGCTGAAAAACTTCAAGAGGATTTATATTTCTGTGATGAATTAACTGAAGGACTTTTAGTACAATTAATTCATACAATGAATGAAAATGGATTTAATATAAAAAATGAAAAATTCTTACAAGATATTGGATTTATAAGTGAATGTGTAAAAGCTACATTGTTAAGACAAATGAAATATCAACACCCTGTTGCTATTCTTATGGATAAAGTTATGTCAATACAAAAACAACAAAATAAAGAAAATTCACAAGCCCTTTCACACTTTAATTTTGAAGAATTACAAAAACTATTAGGAAAAAAAGATGACCCCAAAACACCTAAAAGGTAAAATAAAGGCAATCCAAAATTTTAGTCCAACTATAATAGAAACAGAAGTAGAAGATAAATTTCTTGATATAGTAAATAAAGTGGGCGATGATGTTTTGAACGATGAAAATAAATCTAAAATTTGGGATTTTTCTGATAATCTTGTTGGTAAAGTTTCTAAAGAAGTAAGAATACCTGTATCAAATCCAGAAGAATCAAAATATTTGTTAGATGTTATAAGAGAAGGCTGTTTAATTTATTTAAACCAAATGGTTAAGTGGAATAGGGCATATGAGTGGAATAAATTATCAGATGGTAATAAAAACCCAACTTTAGAAAATATACACATAACACAGAGTTGGATTGTATCACAATATAAACATGAATACAATCCATGGCATAAACATAGTGGTAATTTTTCTGGAGTTATATATCTTAAAATTCCAGAAAAAATGGACGAACATTTTTTTGAAGAAACAAAAGATCATTATCCAGCAAGTGGCTTAATTGAATTTCAATATGGAGAATCTCAAGATATGAGAAGTGATACTCTTATGGTTAAACCAAAAGTTGGCATGATGTTAATATTTCCATCTTGGTTAAAACATAGTGTTTATCCATTTTATTGTGATGGTGAAAGAAGGAGTATGAGTTTTAACGCTTATTATAAAAAATGATAATAATTGATATGAACCAAATATCATTAGCAAGTCTAATGATGAATATGCATATGAATAAAACAACAGAAGTTGATGAAGATATGGTAAGACATATGATACTAAATTCTGTTCGTATGTATCGTAGTATGTTTAAAGAAAAATATGGTGAAGTAACACTTGCATATGATTCAAGACATTATTGGAGAAGGGATATATTTCCACAATATAAGATGAATCGTAAGAAAGGTAGAGAAAAAGACAATTTAGATTGGGATAACATATTTGAAGTATTAAATAAAATTAAAGCAGAATTTAAGGACAATCTTCCATATAAATTTCTTGAAGTATATGGGGCTGAGGCTGATGATATTATTGGAGCATTGTGTAAGAAATATCCAACAGAAAAAATTATGATTATATCTGGTGATAAAGATTTTATACAGTTGCAAAAATATGAGAATGTAAGTCAATATAGTCCAATTACAAAGAAACATATAAATGGACAGAATCCAGATACCTATATAAAAGAACACATACTTAAAGGCGACTCTAGTGATGGTATACCTAATGTATTATCACCAGACCATACATTTACAGATGGATTAAGACAAAGACCTTTAAGTAAGAAAAAGATTGAAGCATGGTCAAAAAGTGAGACTGGTATGAATAACGAAGTGAAAAGAAACTTCCAAAGAAATCAAAAACTTATTGATTTAGACAATACACCAGAGGAATTAAGAAATAAAATCCTTGCAGATTTTAATGATGCACCATGTGGAGATAGAAGTAAATTATTGAATTACTTCATACACAATAGACTGAAAGAACTAACTGAATCAATAGGAGATTTTTAACATGGCAGGAAGTACTTTATTATTTTCAGAAGTCCTTGACAAAGTTCACAAGGCAAAAACAAAAGGCCAAAAGATTCAAATATTAAAAGAATATAATACGGAAGCACTTCGTATGATTATCAAATCATCTTTTGACCCCAAAATAGAATGGGCTATGCCAGAAGGTAAAGTTCCATACACACCTAACGATGCACCAGCTGGAACAGAACATTCCGTTCTTGCAATGGAAGCTAAAAAGTTATGGCACTTCATAAAAGGTGCTGATAATGCAACACCACAACATAAAAAAGAACAGATGTTTATACAAATGTTGGAAGGATTGCATCAAAGTGAAGCAGATTTACTTGTCGCAGCTAAAGACAAAAAGTTACATCAAATGTATAAGGGACTTTCAGAACCAGTGGTTAAGGAAGCATTTGGTTGGAATGATGATTATGTTATTCCAGATCCAAGTGATAGACCTTATATTACAACTGGCAGGTCTGCGTCTGGATTAGTAGACGGATAGGGAGAAATAAATGCCTGAAGTATTTTATGTGGCAACATTAGTCATGTGTCTTCATGGAGAATGTACAAAATTTGAAAGTGCCCCATATTCTAGAGATATAAGTATTCAAAATTGTGCGAAAATGGTAGAATATGTATTTCAAACACAAGCAGGGCCTCATTATGATAATATAATAGATTTTTCAAAAGATAATCCAGAAGATATCAAAATACAATATGCTGGTTGCGATACAACACAAAGAAGACCAGATGATATTGATGGTAAGGAATGGCGCTTAGAAAAAGAAGTTGACCCAAGACCATATACAAACAACCCAAATGATTTGCGTTGGCAACAAGAACAAGAAAAGAACATACGATAATGCTTGAATTGTTATTGCTTATTTTACTATTCTAGTAAAATTGATTTTTTGTGAATATTTTATTACAAAGTATTTGTTGTAAATAAATACTATGGTATATTATTTTATCTTCAGAAATAAATTTCTATAAAGGAGAAATTTTAATGAAATTATTAACTATATTTCTAGCAACATTATTTTTACTTACGGCGTGCAAAGAAAAAGAAGCAGAGGCTGCAGATAAAAATTGGCAAAAATCAGAACATAACTATACCATACAACATGGCAATTTGGGTCTTAATATAAGACAACAATATCGTTCTAATTACGACCATATAGAACCTTCATATAAACTTGATAAAAAGTGGTATGATGTTACTGCAGCTTTTAGAGTAGCAGAAGATGATGGTGCAAGAGAATATCGTCCTAAATTAACTCACACTCTAATTAAATGGAGTCCAGAAGACACTATTAATGAAGATGGCTCATTATCGAAATCTAATACACAATTTTCTTTAGGACATAGAATTGAATACAGAAATTATGAAAATGAATCAACTGATGATTATTGGAGATATCGTTTAATCGGTAAAGTTGCAATTGGTTTAGGTGATAAATTAAGTGCTTGGGGTTTAGTTCAACCTCGTTGGAATTTTGGAAACGGACAAGAAGATGACACTACAATTGATGATATCAAAAATCAAGTTGGTATAAAAATTAATCTTAATGACAATGTTAACTTTAGTCCATATGTTGAAATTATGGCAGACAAAGACTTTAAACAAGACTCTGCAATGATTGGAACTTCATTATCTTTTACATTTTAATAATTATACCATTATTCGCATGGATAACTCATGTGTTTATATGTGGAATGATGGGTGTTGAAAGAGTTGGTAACAGCTCTATTGAAAAATTTTTGATAACTTTAAGTATTTTTTATATAGTATTTTTTTATAGAAAAATAAGAAAAAGGGGTTGACAAACAACCCCTTTTTTGTTATTATAATACTATAAGTGATTCGATAACAATAAATGATGAGGTTAACATGAAAGAAGTAAAAAAAGCAACAAATCTTGCAGATGGCGTTAAAAACTTAATTGCGGCTGCAAATGAAGATTATGTAGATAGTACAAACTATGATGGTTTGTCTTATGATGAACAATCAGATTCACAAAAAGCATCAACTGATAAATTTAATGAAGAATTCATAAATGGTTGGACTGTTAAAAATGGTTCAAAATACATTAAACTTATCAAAAA